CACCGTGGCGGCGAGGTTGGTGAAGCCGGTCTCCCGGACGAAGTCGATGGAGCTGTTCTCGGTCGGGATGACCTGGAACAGGTCCCGGATCCGCTGCGTCCGGAGCGGCGAGGCGATGATCTCCAGGATCCGCTCGGTCGCGAGGATCTCACGCAGGGACGACGCGCCGGTGATCTCCTTCCGCTCGAGCAGGGCGGTCACCGCGGACTTGAAGAAGCGACCGACCTTGAACTCGTCCTGCATCCGCTTCGAGCCCTGGGCCTTGTGGAAGGCCTTGTACTCGTCGGACTCGACGAAGCGCTGCCCGATCGACTTCAGCGCGTTGTCCACGCCCAGATCGGGGCGCTTGAGCTTCGCCTCGATCTCCCCGAGGGACTTCTGGAGATCGATGAGGTCCTCGCCGCGCTTGCGCAGGCCCTCCTCCAGGGACTTGATGGCGTTGGAGACCTCGGTCGAGGTACCCCCGAACGTCCTGATCTGCTCGTCCTGCTTCTCCACCTGCTCCGTGAGCTTCTTCAGGGTGGTGTCGATCTCGGACTTGACCTGGCCGAGCGCTTCGAGCACGGCGGCTTCGGTAGCCATTGGTAGGGTCCTCCTTGCGTCGTTATCGTAGGTAAGCGTCGATGACGCTTTTACGCAGCGACTGGAGTCCCGCCATGATCGCGGGGTCCGGGTCCTCGCGCTTTTCCCGCGGCTGGCCGGCATCTTCCGCCGCCTGCGGCTCCTCGGTGCCCTTCGCCTCTTCGGGCGCGACGGGCGGCTCGGAGTGCTCTGCGGCCTTCTCGGCGAGTGCGGACAGGATCGAATGGATTCCCGCGTTCGAGTCCTTTTTCAGGATCTCCTGCAGGCGGAAGAAGTCGTCGACGGTCTTCATCTCCTTGAGCGCGTCCAGGAGCCTGCCCAGGCGGTCGGAGTCCTGCTTCGCGGAATGGATGTCGGCCGCCTCGTTCATCGGGAAGGTCACGGGGCTGAACTCGTACAGCTTGATCTCCGTCAGCTGGCGGACATCCGTTTCGCTGTTGTAGTTGCTCTTGATCACGAGGTAGCCGATGCTCATCTTGTCCACCACGAGATCGTTGATGAGCGTCATCATGTCGCGGCCCATGGCCGTGTCGGAAATGCGGCCTTCCACGAAGAGGCCGATGTCGTCCTCCGCCATCTTCGTCGGGAGGCCGATCGGCCACCAGGGCATGTGCTGGCTCAGGACCTTGATCTTCGAACGGATCCGCCCGTCGGCTCCGACCTGCGGACCCCGCTCGGCGATCGTCTTCGAGAAGGCGCCCCTCACGATGACGTCCCCGCCGAGGTCTATGTCCCAAGTGGACGCGTACCCCTGGAACAGCATGCCGTTCCCATCCTGGGCGGCCTTGAACTCCATCGAACCGGGAAGGGTCTTGAACTCCAGGCCGGCGCGGGCCTTCATCGCGGCCTCCATGTCCTTCACGCTGAAAGGGACCGGGAACATTGGCTTCGCCTCCTAGATCGTCATTCGCTTGAATCGTTCGACGGTAGGGGCGCCCTTCCTGGAAGCGCCTTCAACCGCGGGCAAGATCATGTCTCGTACACCTCGACGCAACGGCATTGGATCACGTCCGCCGCGTCCCCGGTCGGGTCGCCAGGAAACATCATCGGCTTGACCAGAGTCCCCGCGTAAGGGTCCGTCATGTTCGGGACGTGCTGGCCATCCATCCCGACGTGGTTCGTCTTGTCGCTCGGCTGCGTCCCGCGTACGCGGTCGTCACGCGAGGAGAGCCAGGTCCGGCCCTTCACGGCGCCGGACTGGATCGCGGCCTGCCGGCTTCCATAGTTGGACGCGCCGACGACCTCCGTCCTCGCAATGACATGCGAACGGTAGGTATCGAAACCGGAGTAGATCTGCTTGATGAGGCCGGCCGTCTGCGGCACGCTCAGCCCGTCCTCGAACGCCTGGGAGACCACGGCTCGGACGCGCTCCTTCGTGGTGCGGGACACGCGAACGATCTTCCTCGCCACGAAAGAGCGGACGGCGGCTTGGACCTCGTCCGTCCACGGGTCGAAGATCCACCTCTCCGCGCCGGCCTTCTCCTCGAGGCCCTCGCCTTCGTCCTTCTTCGTCCGTCCGCCGAGCGTCGTCGCGGTCGCGCCTCCGAAGACCTTGATCATCTCCCGCCAGGACGCGAGGAAGAGGGCCTCCCAGGCGCGGGCGCTCGAATCGACCTTCGCCTCCCAATCCTCACCGTGGAGGAACGCGTCGACCACGGCGTCGCCCTCGTCGGAGAAGACCGCCCGCGCGCGGCCCTGCAGCGCGCGCTCATGGCCCTGGCGGCGGCGGTCGAACGCCTTCCAATACCGGACCTTCCGCTCCTCGGTCGTGACGCCCACGGCCTTGAGCTCCTCGGCCACCTCAGCGAGGTCCTCGGCTGCCTCCTCGCGTTCCTCATGCGGCGGCAGCGCCTTTCGGCCGGACGCGAGGGAAAGGACCTTCTCCCACTTCGACTCCACGGCGCCCAGCTCCACGCTGAACGTAGCGTCGATCGGCTTCCCGCCAGGCAGGCCCTTCGCCCCGGACTCCTCTGCCGCGGGGGCCGCCATGGCGTCGGCGGCCGGCAGGAGGTTGGCCCCGATCCAGGCGACGTCCCAGCCCTTGAACTCCTTGAAGCCGAGCTTGAGCCGCTCGTTGATGACGTTGAACGGGACGGCCATCCCGAAGAGCTTCTCGGCGACGTCCACCAGCGCGCCGAGGTCCTCCTGCAGGGCCTCCACGTTGGAGACGTCGTACCTCAGCCGGAACAGGGGACGGCCCACCTGGTCGACGCCCCATTCAGTCGCCAGGCCGAGGTTGATCGCGTCCATCAGATCGGACAGCATCGGCAGGACCGTGTCGAGCCAGAAGATCTTCCGTGCGGTCTGGATGTTCGCGAGGGTAGCATCGTCGTAGATCCCGACGATGGGCGGCGGCACTCGGAACAGCGCGCATATGTCGATCCGCGTCATGCGGCGGCTTTCGATGAAGTCCAGCTCGGCGGGGGTGAGGGACATCCGCGTGAACTTCGCGTCATTGCCGAGCAGCATGATGTTCCTGGCGTTGTCGGAGCCCATCTTCTGGGATCGGATGAGCTCCATCGCCTCGTCGTACTGCTCTTGCGAGAGGGACTGCGGGAAGGTGAACGCGCCGTCGGGGACCACGCGGTTTTGCAGGCTGACGCGCCACCAGTTGACCGAGTCGACCTCGGTCTCGATGATCTTCTCGCCGGCCTGCATCGGGGACATCCCCCAATACGGGTTCGCCGGGTCCGTGAACTGTACATGGAGCAGGTCGGCCGGGGCGATCTTCGCCGTCTTCGAGCCCACCTTGTGCTCGTAGTAGGTGATGAAGTCGATCGTGTTCGGGACGGGCTTGATCTGGTCGGGGTTGAGGGGCCACATCTCCGCGATGCCGCCCTTCAACGCCCCGACGCGGATCTTCGTGGTCGTCGAGTTGCCCGCGAGGTACAGGTGCGCGATCATCCGCTGGCGCAGGTCCTGCCCCGTCATGAACGGGTTCGGCCGATCCCACAGGACGCCGAGGGGATGGTCCTGCTCTACGCGGACGTACTCCGCGCCCTTCTGCAGCTGCTCCACCACCCACGGCACGGACGACCCCGTGTCCATCAGGGCCTTGATGCAGGCGTACACCCAATGCGAGGACTTGAACCCGCCGGACACGGCTTCGGAGGCAGTCCACTCCTTCGCCTGGGGCTTGTTCGCTTGAGTCGTCGGAAGCGCTTGCGCGATGGTGATCGACTTGCGCGCAAGGTCGGCCATGTACCGCCGGCCGAGGCTGGTCGCAGCTTCATTCGCGGATGCCACAGGGGCCGGCGGCGCGCCCACCAGGAAACGGCGAAGGAGGCCGACGAGGCCTCCCGCTTCAGACCATCCCGATCTTGATGGCATCCATTCCCTCCCGCTTTTTCGCCAGCCAGGCCATCGCTCCGGCCGCGATCGTGTCGGGCAAGTGGCCGCTCCCGTAAATCTCGTTCCACGTCGCGAACTTGTGCTCGCCTTCGACGTAGTCGATCGCCGGGTAGACGATGTCCCTCCGCTCGATCGCCGCGATGTACGAGGAGAGCATGTCGGCACGAGCCTTCGCGGCGCTGAAGTCGAACCCCTGCGAAGGAACTTCGAGGTAGTCCGCGCACACGCTCCCGACCCCGGTCGCGTCGTGCACGGACGGCCCCCCGTACCTCTTCACCCTGGCGTTGTGGAAGCCGATCATTTGATCCCACGGACGGCGGCCGGTGCGCGTCCACGCCGCGAGGACGTCCTGCCCATCCGCGTTCCGCCACATGGAATGAATGACCGTCCAATCGCGGGTCTTCGCCCAATCCGAGCCGTGGTAGAATTTACGCCCGGGGCCCGGGCGGATGAAGGTGAGCTCCACGTTCTCCACGCCGGGATGGCGAACTCCCTTGCTCAGCCGCAGGTCGAACAGGTCGCGGACCGCCTCGCGGTCGATCGCCAGGCCCTCCGGGTTCGGCTCCTGCAGCTCATACTCGGTTTCCCACATCGCCTTGGTGACCTGCTGGCGCTTGCGCTCCACC